TTCGCGGTATGCTGGATCATTCTTATACCTTGGGTCTTGCATAGCTTCCACCATAGAAGCAGCAGAGCCAAATGCTTTGGCACCAGCTACACCAGAGGTTGCTCCTTGGGCAAGGTTTGGAGCTTTACCTCCAGCTGCTAAGAACTGTGCATACATTCCTTTGACAGCAACACGTGCCTGTTCAACAGTGCCCCTCTCAACAATATCGTTGTAGGCATCTAAGTCTCCGTCGGCTAGATTCTCTCCAGCCCACTCACTCATGGCTGCGTAGTTTGCATTACCACCGATGGACTCTTGAATCTCTAGAGCCGATGCTGTGGAGATAGCTTCTTGTCCTTGGATGTAAGCCTCAACCATCTCACGAGGAATCCCTGCCTTATCAAGTTCTATGAAAGCTTTGTCAGATAGCTGACCAGTTTCTGTAAACTCTTCTGTAGCTTTTTGTACAGCGTTACTAGTGCTTGCGTTAGTTGGCTCAGGAGTTTCTTTGCCTTCTGTTTGATCTTCATCTTTAGGAGTTTCCTTTTTGGATTGTTTTTGTTGTAGCTCTTTATAAGCCTTTGCTAAATCTTCTGGGTTTTCAAACTTCTCGTCTAGCCACTCAGGACGTTCTGAAGTATCTTTAACTTCTTGTTTACCTTCGTCAGCACTTGACTCTATAGTCTGACCCCGTTGTTGAGCAGCTTCGTCTTGCATAGCTGCTTGCTTCTCAAGAGATATATTCTCTTCGTTACTGTTTTCGCTTACTGTTACTGACTGATAATTAGCCATATTTATTCCTCTCTCGCTTCTGGTTGTTGTTGGACTTGATCAGAGATTGCCTTGATACCCGCTGGCGCAAGTTTCTCTGTCATTTGCATTTGTTGAGCTTGCTCGGCTTCCGCTTGCATTTGCTCTTGGTCTTTAACTAGACCGCTTGTTTTAATGCCGAGCGATGTTGCTCTGCGTTTAAAGTATTCTTCTACGTTAATGAATTGTTGTACAGCTTCTGGACCTACAACCTGAGCTGCTCCTGCTAGGAACATATCTAGCTTCTGTAGGTCGTTACCTCTACCCAGTGCTTCCACTCCAGTGATGATGACAGGACTCACTACCTTCTCAGGTAACTTAGGAAGAGACTTGTTCTTGTTCATGATGGTCATCAAACGATTGACCATGGGTAACTGCATCTCAGTGCTTAGTAGAGAGTAGAGACCACCGATAGCAGACTCTAGTTCTTGTCCAAGCATACGAATCTCTTCAGCTGTCACACGCTCTGCGTTACGAACAACGCCAGAGGTAAGTAGGAACGCGTGTCCCATACGCTCTTCAATTTTAGCCATGCTCTCTTGCACAACTCTGAAGTCATTGAACTTGTCTAACTGGAGAACCGATACGTCCTGTGCGTTGCCTTGAGTGATAGCACCATTAGGAGACTCAGCTAGAGTCCTTGCTCTTGTGGTGCCATTAGGGTTAACAAGGAACAATACCTTAGCAGCTGCTGCACTGCCTTCGACGAGCGCACGTGTAAGTGCCTCAAGGGATTGCAGGTCGCCCAAGTATTCTTCTACGTATCCTCTACCGTAGTCTTCTCCATCAATGCGAGAGAACCGTAGAGGTATGAAAGGGTTCTTATCTAATGGGTATGAACCTTCAGAGGAAGGAATCATCTCTCCATTAATCTCTTGCCACACATGCCACTTGTCACCTTTTCGACATACAGCAGTGTATAAGCAAATCTCTTCATCAGGTGATTCCATGTCCTGCACACCAACAAGACTCTTCATCTCGTCTGTCAGTGACATATAAGATAGGTCTTCTTTGGTGCATATATAAAGAACGTTGCCCATAGCATCGCGCTCTACACAGAAACGATCAAGGTGAAACACGCGTAGACCTGCCTCGTCTGGCAGATATATAAGTGCGTTACCTGTGATGATAAGATGTTTAAGAGCTTCGTGAATACCTGTGCGGTAAGTGTTACCACTGATCTCGTCCATCACTGCTTCCTCTACTTGTTGTAGTGAGGACTCTATCTCAGTGATGAGTTCATCAGGTGCGCCTTCAGCACGTAGCTGATACTCATCTATCTTTAAACGAAAGAACGGAGCGTTGGGAGGTAGAAGTGCCAACAGTAATTTAGAAGCGAGGTTGTTTACTCCTCTTGCCCCAACGCCCTGAAATGGTGTATCCAAACGACTGTGAGAACCGAAGCCCTCATCTGGCATGACGTATGGAAGTGTAAGTTTTGCTGCTTTTCTAGCCCTGTCCAAGTAGGTGTATCGCTTACCTTCAAGGGATTGGTATAATGACTGGGCTGATTGATGGCTCATAAATTTATATATCTAGATTCTCTTCTTCTTCGATTTCTAGTGGCGTGTAACTATCAACAGTAGTTGAACGCTCGGATTCGTCGAGAGCATACTCGGTTACTTCTAAAGCCCATTTACCATCAGCCGTAGCCTGTGGCGCGGTCATCCAGCGAGTCCCTCTGCCGTCAGTCCAGTATGAAAATCTCATTTGTTTTCCTTCCTCGTCGGCACGAGCATTGGCATTTTCTTCAGTGTCGTAGATTAAATATATAGGTTTTTGCATTGTTTCCATCATAGTTCGTATTGGTTAATTATATTAGCGTTAAGCGCGGGAGCGTTGGCAGTCTGGTCAGAGGCGTAGTGAATGATCTCAACAATCCACTGTTCAAAGGGTCCCTTTCCATCCGTGTATCGAGTGCCGATTTTTGCGTAAGATAATCCTGTGCCTTTGTGGAGCTTTCTATCAACAGACCCTGCGTGCCATGTAGTAGTTGACACTTGTTCAGGTCCTCCGTTCTTAGAGATTGCCGCCGCAGCATGCGTCTCTGAATTATTATGCCCACGAATAATAGACGTAAACAGTGCTGTCGTGTCGTCATCCATTGGTTGAGTAGGACCACCTCCACTATCGTGAGTGAGTGCCATATAGCCAGTAGAGTAACTCCTAAAGATATAAGGTCTTCGGTTTATCCCATAACGATTTGGGTCATACTCTGTACTTATAACCATCCAGTGGTTATGCCAAGTTCTGGTGGGGAGATCGCCTCCGTGGGCTGCAATAACAAATGAAGTTGAATGACCAGTGTCACTCAGAAGACCTTGAGCATTTGCGCTAGCAATCAAATATGTATTCTCACTGAACTTAACAGCTGGCTTTCCGTCTGGAGTGCGTGAGAGCTGCCCATCTATAACCAGTCTAGGCTGGTAATTTTCAGTATATTGTACTACATCATTACCATAGGAACTCTGGTCATACCATAAAGACACGTGTCCGTCTCCATTACTCTGCGGAGTAAACATGTTCCAATGATTATTTATATTGGACTCAATACTAAACTCATTTAGTTTTTGGTTTGAAGGGTAATAGATAAATTCTGAAATAAATGTCTGAGAGTGTTTTTCATATTCATCAAAAATTCCGTGCGTACCTCGAATGGAAGTAAGATCATTTACAACAGTAGCATAATCACTCGACTTACTTAATACGCCATCCGTTCTTAATGTATTGCTCTTCGTAGTTTCAGATGGGTCGGCAATGTTTACAAAAAGTTGCTTACTCATAGCCATAGACTTATTGATTTGAACTGACCCCTGTGAGTAACTAGGACCAGTAACATCAAGTCCTCCGTGATTGTTAGGCAGGTATATCTGTGGTTTCCTTGACGATCCAGATGGGGGACTGTAGCTCCACATCCTTACAACATCATTATAATCATGCAGTGACTTTGTCTGGTCATCTAAATCCATCACAGCAAACATACTGTAGGAACCATCCGCTGAAAGCATGTTAGCACCTTCAGGAAACTTTAAGCAAGTGCCATGATTCCATTGTTCATTATAGTCTTGTCGCGGAGTGCCGTCGGAGTTTCTCCAAACATAAGACTTGTCACTTATAGCTACCTTGCCGTTCCTGTCCCTTACCAATTCACCAGTTTTTTCTACTAAAATTGGCTGTTCTGCATATACAGTATTCTCTAGGTGATTATTGTTTCCACTCTGGTCATACCACTTATTAACATGAGCAGCCTGACTGACAACTTTTACTTGAAGGTTACGCACTTCCACGTAAAGATTATCAACCCTGACATCGGAATTGTTGTATATAAAAGGACCCGCAAATCCTGCACGACTTCGACTAAAACGCAAAGGGTTGTCTTCCGTAAATTCGTAAACGGTTCCTCCGTTGCCATTCGTGGGGTCAGGAAAACCTCTATTAGTCCCCCACCCCCAGTGGAAGCTTACTGGCTGTGTGCCTAATTGGTTATAGGAAACTTTGATTGAACCAGTCAGCTCGTAACTACCAGCGGTATAATACTGACCGCCTATGTAAATGTAAAAGTTTCGGTCGGATTGGTTGTTAGTTAAAGTATAATTAAAATTCCCTTTATCATCAAGTGTTTCAAAACTTAAATTAGTGCTTTTCGATGCAACCGAACTTCTTGAGTAGTTCGCAAAGCCATAATCCAGTCTGTTAGGTTTAACCAAATCTCGAAGTGTCTGCCCGTCTTTATACGACCCAGAAATTACAGGGGAGTCCAGACTCACTTCGTTGTTTCTGTCAAACCCAATAGAGCAGCTGGAATTTGATACAGAACCATTGTATATTTCAGCTATAGTAAGATCAACTGCTGGTCCTTCGTAATCAGCCTTAACCTTTCGTAAACTATATGCGCCTGATGCTAGCGAGTTACCGCTACTATCCTTAAAATCTGCGGGTAGTTTAATGTCGAGCTTACCCGCAACCCAATCCTCTAGGGGCTTACCAATATCTTTGGCTATGAAGTC